GCACTTGTCTGTTATCTGATGGAGGATGCGGCCAAGGGGTATGTACTCATGGTACAGAACAGGAAGCAAGGTCAGAAGCACTCTTCGCCCGCCAGAAAGCCGGGGACACCTCGGGTAGATCCATGGGCATGGTAGGCATTATGATGCCAGCTTACGTGGGAAACTTTGAGTGGAAGGTAGGACAACCGTCTGATCCGGAACCGGAATACAATGATATACCATTTTAACCCCAACCAAGGAGAAGAACCGTGAGCATCAACACTAGATTTTTTATTTCAATCGCATTTTTCAATGCCGTCGCACTTGTCTGTTATCTGATGGAGGATGCGGCCAAGGGGTATGTACTCATGGTATTGTCGGGGCTCTTGACGATTGCGTTTTTATATTGGCCTGAGTGGAAATCACAGGGGGCATTGGAGGCAGATAAATATTTCCTAGACTGTCTTTGCGGTGGCTTAGAGAAGGAATTCCCTGGTATCGTTGCTGGCTTCGGTGATTTTATTACGGGATATTTGGGGAGTACGCCTGATGATGTTATTATGGTTGAGATATTCAATGTCCCCGATGATGCACGTGATGTAATTCTTGAGTTCTGCGAGGACCGTGGCTATGAGCATCTCGTTTCAGGCGGGTCTTTTATTAGTTTTAGAATGTGGAGCATAGAAGAAACCCAGAAGAACTTCCTTCCCGATGTAGAGTTTATAAGGTCCAGGGGAAATTATGATCTGTAATATGGGCGAATACGAAGTCTCATCAGTGGAGTGAAAGAAATCTCCGTGCCACAAGATGCCGATGTGCATGCAATGCGTGGAACCTCAACGGGCACAAGGATAAATTCGCGCAACGGTCAATGACGGACTACGAAGAGAGGCTGATGGATGATGAGGGGGAATCTAATGGGTGTGCTAACTTCGTTTTTCTTAACCAGGTAAAAGAGAGAGAGGGCGAAGCCGCCTTAACCGAGGAAGATAAAAGGAAAATCACCCACGAAGCTTATCTAGTCGCAGCACCACCAACCGAGGAGGGGGAGGATGAAAAAGAAACACGCTGATTATGATGGATGGTTTTACTGCGTTATGTGCCGGTGTATCGCTCACTGGTGCGAGGAGTGTTCAAACGAGGAAAATATGTACGGTGCGACAACGTGTAATTGCGCCTGTGAACATGATGAATTAGAACATTTTGGGGAATGCCCCTATACCGAGAAGGAACTCAAGGACGTTGCCTGCCACGGGGAGGAGGATCTTTTGAAGAGGATATTCGGGGATGGTTGAACCATCCGCCTAGATTAACGCCCCTCCGGGGGCTTCCGCCTGAGTCTCCACTCCTCGTCGCGCCTAGCGGCGGCACGTTCCGTCCTACCCTTGATAACCGCCATTTCCTCGGGGGTCTTCTGACATAGAAGGTCTTTTGCCTCCTGTAGCTCCCTCCCCCGCATCTTCGCGTTGTACAAGTACTGTACCTTGGCTATCTGCCTCTTGTTCATGATGAACGTACCTGATTCCATGTCTCCCCCTCTTTTTTTTATTTAGTCCTTGACAAGTCCGCTACGATTGGATACACTAGCACCAAAGGGGGAATAATCAAGATGAGAAAGACTGACTTGGATGAAATGGACACAGAATTTATTGAGATGGCGGCACGCTTTGAACGGGCCTGTGAAAGCAATCCGGGGAGATTGTCGGTCGAAAAGGGGGAGGGCGGGGAAGAGTATTATGTTTTAGCCCACAACGAGTCTGATGACTGAACACGATTTAGATGATTGGTACGAGGAGAACGACTACCACCGGCTGGGGATTACGAAGAAGCAACTGGATAATCTAAGAGCATGGCAATCGGGGGCACAGGACGCGAAGCGTAAGAAGATGGGGAGTACGACACGAAGGGATAAGGGCGAAGACCATGGTCAGCGGGACTTTCAATTCGATGGAGAAACCGAGGGTAACCACAGGAGTTAATCATGCCAAGTCACACAGTGAAAGAACGCAAGAAGAAGCGTAAAAAGAAAAAGAAGAAATAATTTATAGGGGCTACCCGTGTCCCCCCTTGAAGCTGGGATTGGTTCTTTGTTCATGTCTTTCCGGTCCCACTCGGGTAGCCCCTTTTTTTAGGGAGAGAATATGAAGCCAGTACGCAGTGTTAGACTTAATGAACACACGATAGGTGTTGTCCAGGTTATGATGGCGCGGAACAGTATGTCATTTACCTCGGCCTTGGAGATGATCATCGGGAACTACGCATATACATACGGGATTAAACCTACCTATGAACGAGAGACAGAAGGGGCGAAAGGGCGCGGGAGCGCAGTCCCGTGTGGAACAGGAGCGTAAAAAGGCGCAGCAGTTAGATGAGAAGGTCGATAAGGCCGTAGCGTCTTACATCGATAATTCTGATGATTGGTTTGAGTTGCTCCCCCCGTCTACACGCGCTCAGATTATATCTTCTCGGATGCCGAAGGTACTCCCGATTGACCAGGATCTTGAGAAATCCTATATCTCCCTCACCAAATCACTTGAAGCCCTACCGGACATCCCTGAACTCACCGAGAGAATCCGAGTTATCTCCACTGAACTATATCATACCTACGAGAATCTGAAGCTCCAGCGGGAACTGTATAAGAAACTCAGGGATGATTTTGTTTATAAGCGTGACGTAGATATACAGCCCATCGTTGATATCCTGGGGAAGGTCCAGAAGAACGCTATCGCCTCGATTAATGACCCGCGTAAAGTTTTGCTCTCGAAGGAAAGGATAAAAGAGATTATTGATGAGGAGATGAGTGATATAAATGGCCGTAAGAAGCAACCTAGAAATACACCAGATCAAGGAGAAGTTGGGGCTGTACCTGAAGAGGTGGAGGAAGTATCCGTTAGCGTTCGCGATTGAAGCGTTCCAAGGGCATAAGTACGGATATCCCACTCACCAACAGGCGCAGGTCTACAACGCTCTCCCGGAAAATGATTTTATTATAATAAAGTCCGGCCATGGTATCGGGAAATCAAGGATACTAGCGGTAGCCGGATATTGGCATCTCTTCTGTAACCGTGACCCAGGCATCCCCCTGAAGATCCCCGTAACCGGCCCGACCTCCGGTAACATCGATGATGTCCTCTGGAGTGAATTCAGTATCCTAAAAGGGCAGTTGCTTCCGTGGCTCTCCGATAGGCTGGTCATGAATCAGGATGGGATCTCAGTTATTGAGTCACGCGCCGACTGGTTTATATCCCCACGTACCGCCAGGAAAGATAACCCCAATGCCATGCAGGGCTTCCACGGGAAACCCATGTTCCTCATTGATGAGGCACCAGAGATAGATGAAAAGATATTTGAAGTGATCCAAGGGGCGAGGACAGACGAGGGGGCGCGGTCAATCATGGCGGGGAATCCCACCAGGTTAAGCGGATACTTCCACAAGATTTATCATGAGGACAAGCAGGAGGTCTGGAAGCGGTTTCACTTTAGTTGTCTCGACACCCTGAGTTCTAAGGTCTATCGGTATCCGTTCTTCCACCCAGACGGTACATGCGAGATCATTGAGGTCAGGGGGAGGGTGACAGACACATATATCAAGAACATGAAGATTGAGTACGGTGAGAACAGCCCGGTCTATGCCTGTCGGGTACTAGGTGACTTCCCCATCGATGAAAAGGATCAGGTGATCAGGCGGAAGTGGGCGGATGACTCGGTGAGTCCGGATCGGATTCATACAGCGGAGTTGTCGGCTAAGGAAAGCGCGGGGGTTATGGGGGTTGATGTTGCCTGGACCGGGATTGATGACTCGTCTTATGTGATCCGTTTCGGTAATGAGATCAGGGAAGTTGAGGCTTGGCACGGTAATGATCCCACGGAAACAGCGAAGATAGTCGGAGACAGATGGGATGAACTAAAGAAAAATAATAGGGAGCCAGCGTGGATAGCTGTTGATGCCATTGGGATAGGGGCCGGGGTGTACTCTAATCTTCGTGCGGCAGGTTACCCGGTTATACCCGTTAACGTAGCAGAGATCGCTCCTAGTTACACCGGAACTCCGTGTTCGCGACTTCGTGATTGGTTGTGGTGGCAGTGTCGGAATCTTTTCCGTGATGGTACGCCATACTTCGTAGATCGTAATACGTTTGTTGACAGATTAGTTGCAGAACTCGCAAACCCGAGCTTCATTCTAAAGAACGGCAAGATACTGATCGAATCCAAACCGGACATGAAGAAGAGGGGCCTGAAGAGTCCCGACTTGGCTGATGCGTTATGTTTAACCTTTGCAGTAGAGGCCCGACTCCACACACCTCCCGAGAAAAGAAACATGGGACGAGAGCATCACAAGAAGAAAAAGAATCTCTTTAATGAACCCCAAAGCTGGAAGTACGCCTAATGTCCAATCAAGACGGTGACCATAAATTTATCAGGCAGGCACGGGAAGCTCTAAACTACCAACGCGAATGGCGGCAGCGCAATCAGATCCTTTACTCGTACTACGATGGTGACCAGTGGACCGCTGAGGAAAAGGAAGAACTTGAAACCCGGCACCAGCAGGCATCGGTACTGAACATCACTCGACCTATTGTCGATATGATTATGGCCCTGGAGCAGCAGCGTAGGACGGATCGTAAGGTAGTAGCCCGGGAACGCACTGATGAAGATATCTCCGATGTCCTAACCCACCTACTCAAGCAGATAGAAGACGAGAATTCCTCCACTTACTTTGAAGCACAAGCCTTTAGGCAAGCGATTATTGGCGGGGCAGGGTGGCTCCAGTACTCAGAGAAGAAGGACTCAAGCGGTAGAAGCCAGATCATAGATCATCATGTCCCTTGGGAAGAGGTCTTCTGGGACCCATTCATGCGTCGGCCCGATGCTGTTGATGCGCGATATATTATTCGCCGGGTCTGGATGGATGTGGCTGAGGCCGTTGAAAGGTGGCCCGGGAAGAAGAAAGAAATTGAGAGTGAGCATCACCGCCTGGATATATTGTTCGGGCAACTGGACGATGAGGGTGTTGAGTTTGAGGGGCAGGAGTTTAAGGCGCAGTTAGAGACCGCGTTCTTCTTGTCGGCAGAGGATAGGCAGAGGATCGGTATCAGTGACCACTGGTATCGCGACCCCAAGGACGATAATAAGGTTCATCAAGTGATGTATTTCGGGAATATATTCCTGAAGGGCTCCGAGGACGGGGAGAACCCCTCGCCGTATGAAAACGATTTTTACCCGTTAGTCCCGTGCTTCGCCAGCAGGAAGATTGATGGTACTCCGATTGGTGCGATTGAGATCGTCAGGCCGATCCAGGATATGCTTAACAAGGCGAACTCCAAGTTCCAATGGACCATTAGCAGTCTCCGCGTCCTCTATGAGTCCGATGCCATCCACGATGAGAACAATCTCCGCGATGAAATAGCGAAACCCAACTCCTTGATCCCCCTTAACCCGGGTGCGTTAGCTGCTGGGAAGATAAATATCTCGGATAGTTTCAATGAGTCTTCTCACTTAATGGATTGGATGCAGTTCCTTATTCAGATGGCACAGAGGTCAACTGGTGTTAATGATGCGGTCCTAGGCTTTGGCGGGGTCAACGCTCGAAGTAGTATCCAGGAGTCCGGTAGGATCATTCAGGGTGCCCAGATGCAGACGAGTCTCATAGAGAATTTGTTCTTCACAAAGAAACAGGCGGCACGGGTTAAGCTCATGCTTATCGGCCAATTTTATACTGATGAACGGATCGTTCGAGTCCTTGGCCCCGGAGGGGAAGAAAAGCTGCTGGATATCAATAGTCGTATTACGTCTTCTGAGACTGGAGAGCAAATGCCGTTGAATGAAATAAAAGATATCTTAAAGTACGATGTTGTGTTGACCGAGGTGAAACCGTTTGATACCGTGAGACAGCAATCGTTACAGATGCTCTCGGAAGTGGCTAAAGCGTTTCCGTCTCCGGTGTTCCTCAAGATCTTCCTTGAGAACATGGATATCCCGAACAAAGAGACATACATCAAAGAATTTAATCAAGAACTTAGTCAAGGGCCTGCTGGGGCGCAAGGAATTGCTTCCCCCGGGGGTCAAACGTAAGAACACAGGAACCATAGCTTCCCGTAAGAAGAGGCATCAGCCTTCCTTTAAGCGGCGCACAAGGAGTCCAAATGGCAACAGAAGAAGAAGCAGCCGAATTAATCAAATCACTGGGCATTGACTTGGAGGAGGAATCCTCCGAGGAGTCTGGTGATGAGACCACTGAAACTGAAGAGAACTCTGATGATACTGAAAAGTCGGAGACGGAGTCCGAGGAGACAGCCGAGGAATCGACTGAAACCAAAGGTGAAGTAACCGATCCAGAGAAGTCAGAGACCAAAGAGTCGGAGTCCGAGGAGGGTGAGGGTGAGGGTGAGGCAGAAGAGAATTGGGAACAGCGGTATAAGGATACCCACAAGACCTATAATGAGGAACACCGGCAACTGCTGGACGCTCAGAAGCGCATTAATGATCTTGAGGCGAATTACACCGCCCTAACCAAAGCTCAGACGGCTACACCTGTCCTAGATGACGATGACTCAGAGGAATTTCTCAAGAAGATTGAAGAGGTTTCACAGGATGACCCTGTCGAGGCAATTAAGCTAGTGGCGCAACACCATTCCGGTCTCAGTAAGGAATTACTGGAACAGAACATGGTCAAGATCCAAGAGCAGCTTCGGCAGCAAAAACTCGACATCGAACAGGAAATAATGCGGGAAAGGCATTCTGACTTTGACGAGGTTGTTACTGACTACCTGGTGCCACAGATGCAGGAGAATCCAGCGATAGTCCAGCAATGGACCAACGCCGGAGGAACCGCTAGGGCCGCTTACGAACTGGGAGTAAACTTGAAGAAATCGCAAGATATCTTGAAGGACCCCGAGGCGTATGAAAAGCGGTTACGGCAAAAAATTGAAGATGAAAGCAAGGGCAAGAAGGGGAAGGATGACGGTGGAACTACGACTCTCGCAGACGTAAACAGCCGAACCTCTTCCCCGACTAAAGATGATTCACCAAAGGGTGATGTCCTTGATGCATTCTTCTCCAAACAAGATAAAGAGCAGAAGCGCCGTTGGGGTACTTCTGTTATTCAATAGGAAGGGCTGAAAAATGGCATCATTTATTAGAGATGCTGGTAGTAACCTTACTCCTGTCCTGCATGAGCCTGAATTGTTCCATGAGCATTTGGAGTTGTTTAGTCTTAAAGGTATGATGGGAAAGAAAGGTTCTGGTAGTTCAATCATCGTTGATACAACGTTGAAGACAGAGGCGGGTGACACCAAGCGGTATCACTATGTTCCGTTCGCCTTCAGAAACTTCGAGGAAGACGCTATCCTGGGTCAGGATGCGACGATTCTCGGGAATGAGAAGAAACTGGAAGAATTCAGCTTTGACCTGACGGTCAATGAAGTCAACTATCCGCTTCGTAAGAAGGGGAAGATGACCGATCAACGCACAGTATGGGAGATTACTCCCGAAATGCGCCGTCAAGTCACTGAGGCATTCGCCCATCACAATGAAAACGTCATATTCCGTGCGTGGACTGGGATTGGTCTTACTGAAAAGAAAGCCTCCTTCGAGTCTGCTACTGAAACGGTTGATCGCGTTAACGGTGCGGGTCGCGCAATTCAGGCTAATGGACCGAGTGGTTCCACTGAACTAGCTGACACGGCATCCGATAATACGGCTCTCGTCGCGTCCATGGGCGTGAATGACATCATGAATACTCGTCTGATTGAAGACGCTGTGATCATGGCCCGTTCGAGTGGTAAATTCAAGCAGTATCCAATTAGGGTTGGACCGAACAATGAAGAGTTCTTCATTCTGTTCTGTTCCCTTAAAGCTGGTCGTGACCTGCGGCGTGACCCTGAGTGGGTTAATCATGCTCTGAGCGCGATGGAAGCTGGACTCGGTGGTGATATGATTGCGATGGGCTCCCTTGGAGTCTGGAACAATGTTATCGTCAAAACGAGTGAGCGTATCCTTGAATTCAATGACGGAAGTGACCGAATTGCGCGGAACCTGCTGATTGGTCGTGATGCTGCCGTTCTAGGCTGGGCACAGACTTTGGCGATCTCTCTTGAGAGAATCGATCATGGTCGTGAGCTTAGTTTGAATGGTGGAGAGATTCGCGGCGAAGCTAAGGTTACGTTCGATGGTGTCGATATGGGCGTGTCACAAGTCCTCACAGCCAGTAATTAATGGAGGTGAAAAATGGCTAGTACCGCACAAGCAGCACAGATCCTCACAATCGTTAAGACAGCATTTGCTGATGGTCGCAAGCCCTCATGGGGTCGTTCGAGTTTATCGTCCGGCACTGTGGAGCTTGATACCGGTTTGAAGCAAGTGGATGGGTTCTTCGCGATGTGCCTTGGTGATACGAACACTGAAACGGTTGTTTTTCGCGTCCGCGAAGACCTTCCGTTTGCTGGTGGGACCATCACCGTGGATGGAACAAAAGTAGATGAAGCGCAAGCCGTGGCTAATGCAGGAAGTGAAGACTTCTTCTGGATTGCTTTTGGCTTCGCTGGATAAACCGAAAGGAGTTAAACCATGGCCGCAACTATTATTACCGCATCGCTGAAACCGAAGCCTATTGATCGTTCACTTGAAAGCCTTGCGTATGACACCGCCTATGTTATCGATAGTCAGAACCCGACCTTTGTCGGGATCGAGACTGTTGCTACACATGACCTGGTGACCATACCCAAAGGCGACGCTTTCCTAAGCGGAAAGGTGATCGTGACAAAGGCGTTTACGTCTGGCGGATCGGCGACTCTCAGATTCCAAATTAACGGAGCAAACCTCATTGGGGTTATCCCGAAGGCGGATCTGACAGTGGGTGAGGTCTTTGACCTTACTCTTAATGACCTGGATGCCACAGTGGGACTTACCGCGTATGCTGACAGTGCTGACATTACCCTTGACTGGGTTGTTGCCACTGCCGCGTTTACGGCTGGTGAGATCACGTTGGTTGTCTCGGTCTTGCAGAATGTAAGTTAACGAATCTTGGCGGGACGCGCATACCAACTGGCTCAATAGGCTGGACAATCAACGCGTACTTTTTATGATAACTTCAATCCGAAGACGCAAGGCGAGAACGAAGTCCCGGGCTGACTTTGCTAATGAATTGCGGAGACGGGCTAGCGCGGAGGCGATAGGCTCGGTCCTTGAGGATCTTCCCTGTGAACCCCCCGCTGATGTCGAGGACTCTTCCTTGAGTTGCCCCAAATGCGGGAAACCGGATACAGCCTTCAAGCACCCACGTTACCTCAACGTCCACATAGCACATTGCAAGCGAGGGGAAAATGGCAGCAGTTGAATTCTCAGAACTAAGGTCGCGGATACGGATCGCCTTACAGGACTCTGATGCCTCCTACTGGACGGATGACGAACTGGACGGGTACATCAATGAGGGGCAACTAGATTTTGTACGACGCACCCGCTCTCTCCGTTCGCAGTTCCCGATTGTGGCTAAAGAGAACCAGATGGTCTACGACATGCCCGAGGATGCCTTGGAGATACTACGGATTGAAGACGATCAGGGGATTGAGATTGACCGGGTAACCTCCTCCTTCTTGAAACGCAACTTTGGTAGGGCATTCACCTCGGTCACCGGTAGTCCCCGATATGCGTACAGCGATTTAGATGGAGAGAACAAGTTCCGCTTCTACCCCCGCCCCGATCCTAGCATTGAGGTTGGTTCTAATGCCTTTGAGATTTCACGGATGCAGTACTTTGGTATTCACGAACCGAACTTCAGGTCCATGGAGTACGACTATCAGAATGAACTTTTCTATGTCCTCCTTAACAACTCCGTGAAGATATATGATCGCCGGTGGCGGCTACTGAACACATTCGTCCATAACAAGGGTATCTCCCAAGGGCAGATTCGGGTTGCTAATGGGGCCTCAATATTAGGTAATTCTGCGCAGAGGGGGACAATGTTCTTCAATGACACAGCCACGGCAAAGATTCACCGAATCCTGCCAGATGGCACGGTCAGTGACTACGGCACTGCGTCCGCTACTGTTGACTACCTCTTCCCAATCGAGACTGTCTCGGGTGCCCTTCTACACTTTTACATAGATACAAGTAAGATCGCTAGTACCGTATTGGGCTCTTTCTCTGAGGTTATTCTATCTACGTCAATCTCCCACCCCCTCCAAAGCGCATTTACCAGAAGGGATAAGGGGCAGTTCTTGTATTACTCAACGACTAGCGATTTGCGAAGGATTGATACTGCCTTGAATACGGACGCTCAGGTTGACTCTGCTTCTACCTGGGAGGGGATGGCGAAGGGGGCCAAGGATGTTTTGTATGGAACTAAGGCTAATGTTGTCCAGAAGATCGATCATGATTCTACTTTGAGTTCGGTGGTTATTACGCCATTGACGGATCTCGATACAATAGATGATGTTAATAACAGGGGATTCCTGTTCTCGGATACAATAAGGGCATTCGCGATAGACGGCACCCCCGGTACTGTTGTTCGAGAGATCGAGGCCGATGTGGAGTTGCGTAACTACAAGGTTAATAGGGTGCCCCCTTACGAGGGTGCGAATGACCATGACGGCGGGGGCGTGGCCGTAGCGGAGAACGAGATTTACTGGTTTGACTCATCTGATGACCTGCTCTGGTACAATAACTTTGAGGATGGCTGCATCACGGATGCGGATAACGGGACGTTCGACTCAGAGGAGGGTGCGCTAAGTGATTCCACGGATACAGATCAGATAATTTTCTTTGAGAACGAAGAGGGCTGTGTGAGGATCATCCATGATGCAGATGACCAGGGGACTATTTGGTTTGTGAAGCGGCCTAAGATCGATAGGATCGAAATCCAGTTTGAAAAGGCACTACTCTACTACGCGCTACACAAGTCCTTCGAGAAGGAAATCGACCAACAGAATTTCGGCAAGGCCACGTACTACTTACAGCAGTACATCGGTGTAATCAATCAGGAAAAGATCAAGGCCCAAGACGGGTATTTGAATTCAGGCGATGGAACCAGAACCTATTTCTTCTAAGGAGTGAATAATGCCAGTAACATATAAGAAAACTAAGATCGGTAAACAGGATGTCTTCTTTGATGCCTCCGGGACGGGACTCGCCTCGACGGTGGATAGAAGCGATGGGACAACTAGGACGGTTGATAACATCAACGCCTCCCACATCCCCTCCACGACCACGACCCGAGCCAAGAAGAACGCTGCTGATGCGGTTACGGCCAAGATAGATGTTGACGGTCACATACAGGAACTTTACGATGATGTGAACAACCTCGGTGTCCCCGATGATGTTACGGTTGAGGTAGCCGCAGGCGTACTGCGCGTTAAGGATCTAGGGATCTCCACGGCTAAACTGGCAACGGACTCGGTAGACAATACAATCCTCAAGGATGACGCGGTAACGGATGCTAACCGGGCTGTAACCACAGACCACATCAGAGACTCCGCTATCGATCCATCGAAGCTGGCTACGGACGCTGTTGAAACCGCTAAGATCAAAGATCTCGCTGTCACGACTGCCAAGATAGCCCTAGTCTCGGTGGGTAAGGCCCAGCTTAATGTAGCGCAGACGAAGAAACAATTCACGATTCCCATTGAGGACCTGGCCCAGGCTGCTGACTTCACGGATCGCGCTGAGTTCGTTGTCCCCACGGATGGGGTTGTTATCACCAAAGTAGGGATCTGCACAAAGGACCCAGGCTCTGCGGGGATTGACGGATCAAATACAGTTGTCATTGATGTTAAGAATAAGACCGCCGTTACGACGATAACGACGATAACGATTATTACTGACATTGGCGTAAATGTCTTCAATGACTCGTCCTTCTTTAGTGCCACCCTAAATAATCAAACCCTCTCAGCCGACGATGTTATCACGATAGCAGTAACTCAGGGTACTAATGCCAATATGGGGCCTTTCCTGATAATCCTCGAGTTCACACAAACAGACCAGCCCTAATGTCAATCTACAGACTCCCAGCCTTCCAGGGCCTTAATACGGTCATACAACCACACTTGCTCTCTCCGGGGCAGGCAGCAGGGCTGACTGATGCCCGTGTGGAGACGGGGTCTATTGTATCGATTAAGGGGCTTACATCAACTACCACCATACCAGATCAGATCACCTTCAACCCCGATGGCAACAGGAGCCTGGTCAAGTACGATGGTAAGTTCTACTGGTCTGATAATGTCGAGGGTAAGGTTGACAGTGAGGATGGCTTCCTTGGTCTGACTCCCCCAGCCCAACTGTTCCAGGCCATCCCCAATGGCAGAGGTGATTTCGTGGGATTGTACAGGTTCGCTGTGACATTTGAGACCGAGGGTGGCTTTGAGTCCGCCCCGATAGATTTGAACACTCAGACCTTCAGTGCCGAAGTACAGGCAAACCGTGTCATCCAAGCGGGACAGAGTCAGTTTGAGAATGCCTCGGAATGGAAGGACAACGCAGTCTATGCCCCCGGCGCAATCGTTAAGCATCAGGATGTCTTCTACAGTGCCAAGGTGTCGCAGGATAACAACGCTATCCTCCAGGGGGTATTGATTCAGGTGTTCCTAGTGAAGCTCGATACGGCGCGTGACCCGGCCACCGGGTTTACTGTACTGAAGGTAACTAATAAGGTTATTACGCTGAATGATCCAGAGCCAAATGTCATCCCCAGTTCTACTGATACCTTTACTAATGACAAGATAATCGCAGCCGGTGTTGGTCAATTGATAAGTATCCCACAGGGCACTCCCAACTTGGGGAGCAACATCAGGTCATTTACGGGATTCGATACGGCAATTACGTTCCGCGAGAACGTCCAGTATAACCACAAGATTTTACAGTTTGACAGCATCGCCACAATCACTCTAGCGCAACCGGGTGTAGGTACCCGATGGGAAGACTTCTGGGATGAGATTGGTGATGTAACGGCAGTGACACAGACAGAGGTTGGTTCAGCGAACTTTCTTTTACAGGGCTTACCACTCTCCTCTCAGACCGCAGTTGTGAAGCGTAACATTTACCGGACTACGTCTGATGGGGAAACCTTCTACCGTGCTGCTGAAATACGGGATAACGCAACTGAATCACTGGTGGAAGGGATGAGCGACTCGGAGCTACAACTCCAGCCTACCTTGAACACCTTTGAATCCCTCCCGCCCATTTTTCTTTTTGACCAGACGGCTGGCGAGTTCGTTCAGAGAATCGGGAAGTTCCTGACTGAGCGTAACGGTATTTTCTTCATCGCAGTGGACAACAAAGTGTACTTTTCCGCACCAACCAACCCACATTCATGGAATCCAGAACACTTCGTGACCTACGATGATGATATTACCGCTATGACCAGGACACCCGAGGGTGTGTTAGTCTTTACCAATAACCGCAGTTACATCCAACTGGGAGACTCCCATGAGTCGATTCTCAAGCGCGAGATCCCCCGGTCACAGGGGTGCCAGAATGTACGGACAATCAGCTTTGTCGGTAACGTCCCGATCTGGGTCTCCAACGATGGTATCTGCATCTGGGACGGACGGACGATCCAAATCATCAATGACAAAATCTACAAGCTAGATTTCACCCCGGACTTCGGGGAGGTTGCCAATGATGTGTACTACCTGTTTGGCCAGGACAAGACCGTTGCAATCGACTTCAGGAATAACCGGGTCTTCTACGAGCGTTCCCTAACGAACATCACCACGGCCTTCTACGATGTCTTAAACGACATATTCTTCATTAAAAAGGATGGTACGATCTTCACGGACGATACGGGGGCCAACGAGACCTTCACCTATCTCACACCGGAACTTGACATGGAGAATCAGAGTCAGCGGAAGCACTTCAGGAAGATCTGGGTGGAATCCGATAATGACCTTACGATTGATGTGCTGTTTGGTGGGGCCACAAGGCAGACGATTACCTCACAGGGTACGAACAGGCGGTCACACTTTCTGGTCCCAGGGCTGATTGGCAATGCCATTCAGTTTAGCACCAGGGGTACGGGGAACCTCAAAGAGATGAGCATAGAATTCCAGGAACTTCCGATGAAATGAGTAAGCAGTATGCAGAAATTAATGACGAGGATATTAGACGGGCCTTGGTGGAGTCCCAACCATTGGAAGGTAACCCCGCCGATCTGGTGGCGCGTAAATCCCCGGATTTTCTGGTGTACGGCACTCAGTATTTCATCTGTTTTACAGGCGGCACAAAAGATTGGCGAAAAATAGGAGTAGATTAACATGGCATTATTGGAAGCATTAGCAATCGCGGGATCATCTATCATCGGCGCAAGTGGGGGGAAGAGTTCTGCCAAGAAGTTATCCCGTGCCATCAAGGAACAGGCGGCAGTACAGCGGGAAGCTTTACAGTTTGCCAAGGATCGGTTCGAGCCGTTCCGGTCTATCATCGGTCAATTCACTGATTTCTTTTCGGAAGTCCCCCTGTCCGAGATTGCCTCTGGTAGGGTACTGGCGCAAGCCGCTGAACCAGCGATATCTGACATCAACCAATTAGCCGAGGTTCAAAGAG